AAGAGAGGAATCCATATCCCCCTCCTTCAGAGGACCGTAGGTCCAAGGATGTGTTAAGAATTCGATCTTTTCCACAACCTTATCGAATTCCTTAGGAAACATTCTCCTAATGAAATCGTGATCAGCAAAATTTGCTGCGCCAATCCTGACTAGTATGTTAACTAGGTGCAGGACTGGTTTCGTCAAAGGGTCTCCCATGAGGACGCCCTTGCGAAGCATTACGAACCGGGGGTTCCTGAAAGGGGAATCACCGGTCCACTCTTCTCCGTAGTGGGACATCGGTCCCCCTGCTTCGAAGATGATATATCTCGGGGCGTAACTTGTCCCGTTGACTATCATCTGGAGGATAGGCGGTATTCCGCACTTATCCATCCAGTAGCGCGCTATAGTACGAGCAATCTCGTGCTGAAGTGCGTCTGTAGCAGTCTCAAAATCTGTTGAGGACTGGTACAGATCCTGGTAGACAGATGTCACAATGACATCTCCTCCAGGCCGCTTTTCGGTTCTCTTTTCGGAGCAATCGAAAGCGTATTCCTTCCCTTCCTCCGTAAAGGAGGACTTGAAGGCCTGCCATGCGTGTGAGGACATCCCCATACCACTGGCAGAAGATTCGATCTTGTGCAGAGGCCAAGAACAAATCTTACTAATCACGTCTAGCACTATCTTGAGTGCAGCCGATGATTTGGTGACAGTCCGGGCTTTACCCGGTTCTGATACCATGACGAGAGCGGCCTTCCGGATGTCTTCCGGGTCGCTCTTCAGGACAACATCTAGGCAAGCCCAGAAAATGTATGTCCCTTCAGTCGTATCCTTGAGGAGCAACTCCTCAGTGATTCGACCTGTGTGTAAATCCCTGACAGGCACGGATTTGCCCACAGACGCTAAGACGACTATATCGGATATAGCCTCTAGCGTACCGCCATCTTCCCTGGTATTTTCCCAGCAAGCATTGGCGTTCACTGTGATTCGGGCTTTTGTGTCCAATCCAGTGAAAATTGAGTCGTCAACATTAAGATCGAAGGTCTTAATAGTTGTACGCAAGAACTTCCGTTCCATCGGTGTCAATGGATCGGGTTCCTCAGATACAGTCTCAAGCATTTTGCGCTTGGACTTCATCTTTACCAAATCGGGGGGCTGTCCTGCACTCCGAGTTTGGCCGAGAACACCGTCTACGTGCAATAACGCAAACGGTTTCTTAAAACTTCTGGTATACTTCCATATAGGTAACCATTGGTTGAGCCATCGGGGGACCAAGCTCTTGGCCTCCCGTGACTTTAAGACGTCATCTAACACTTCTCTGTTAGACAAATCTTTGAAGGTCTTACGAGCCCTCTTGAGCTCGTCATACCTTGTGGTGAGATCATGATATTCAACCATGATCTCCCCATCAAAGAACTCGTCTCCAATCAAGGAGGCAAGGTTCTTGAGCGTGAATATGTCGAATTTCTCCCATGTCCACGACTCCTCGGGCACTGCAGTATAACGCTGCAAGAAGATCCCGTCGACCGTTTTAAGGACCTCGATGAGTCGCTTAGCACGGTGATCAAGGTTGCGGTGAGTATATTTCTCACCGTAAACCTCGGAAAGTTCCTGAGGGCTCCACATGGGATCCTCACGACCTTGGAGCAAAAAGTTGATGCGCTTGTACAACAACCTTGCCCACTTATGTACGAGAGGCCCGTGCTTCGGGTCTCCGCACATTGATGCCAGTGCCCTTCCCCAGAAGGTACACTTCATCAGGAAATCCATTTTGATATGGACTCCCTTGATCTCCCAAAAACGAATCTTGTTCTTGGTTGATCCATCCCAACAAGTCTTCTTCAGAAGATTTGGGGGGATCTGGTCGGTGATGCGAAATCCATCTCCAGGCCATACCAGAGTAGTCGGAGCCTTGAGCCCTAACTCCCTGGC